CATCAAGAAGTTGGCCCCCGTCTTGCTCGATGTTGATTTGCGGAAGCGATACAGCAGACAGCGATTTTGGAACCGATTGAGTTTCGGCATATGGGTCGGTGGCATGATTACTATGATTTTTTGTCCCCCGATAGAGACTTATAATAGAGTCGTGCCCACTCTTATTACGAACCGCCCATTGGTCGGGATGTTCTTCCGATACTTTCTTCCAGATTATACGATCATGAAGGAGGTAAAGAGTTTGATTCCCCAATTTCCGATCAGGGGTGTATACTGTTTCCTCATCAATCACATGATCGTTGCAAATTTCACACTCTGGTTTTATACCAGTACTCAATTGCTTCTTCTACGGCGTACAGCTTATGACATTCTCTCACGACGTAGGAATGCCGTGAGTGAGATCGCTCAGTCCCACCGTACCCAATATGGTTTTTTGGTTAAGACTCTTTTGGCAGGTATAGGAGCATTGGGTACTGGTTTCGCCTTCTTCAAATTGTACCAAGCTGCCTGTCCTGATGGATTCAGTTTTGGATTCGGTAAGGATAAGGCTGCCCTCGAAGCGGAGGCTTCCGCAGAAGCCGCCGTACTAACCGATCCTCAAGTCGAACGACAGAACTTTCTTGCCGTAACTGAAGAGGAGCTGGTTAAGAAGAACGCCGTTCGCGAAATTTTGACCAACAAGATCGTAAAGCAGCAATGTGGTATCAGGAATCTTGGTATGACTGCAGACCAACTTGGAGCTGTAGCATGCAAGAACCTTTCCACGATAGAATATCAGGATGCCGATGGAAATTGGTGTTTCATTTCTGATGTTTCTTGGCTGCGTACAGATCTTGCCATTATACCTGCACATTCGGTACCTCGGAAGCCCGAGATGTGGCGATTTGCTGAAGGTCCTGATATCTCACGCCGTAAAGTGTGTTGCATATCTCCCAGCAATTTCGTTCGTCTCACTGGAGCCGATTGCGCTTTCCTCCATGTGAGTTACAGAAGCATGAAGAATCTGATTCCGTTCCTCGATCACAATCCTGGAAGGTTGAAAGCCAAATACTACCATCGTGGACTTGATGGGAATATCATTTCCCACGATGTTGTAGGTGAACAGGCAATTTCTTCCACTGGCGCTCGCGTCATTGATTGGAAATGGCCCTGCGAAACTTTCCAGGGCGCCTGTGGTGGAGTCTACGTGACTACTGGGGTTAATCCCTCTATTGTCGGCTATCACTATGCCGGGATATTAGAGAATTTGACCATTGGACGTTCTTTTCTCCCTTCTGCGCAGGACATTGATTCTTACGT